GTTTGTGATCCTTGGTTTAGGTTCACCTGCTGCTTCAGCGTCTCTAATGGACTTCTTGTACTCAATGATGGCAGCAAGAAACTCCTTATTGTTTACATAGTGTTCTGATCTTTTACGGACCATGTAATGTACTATTCTGTATACATTATAGCATAGCTTGACAAGATCGGCAAATGTGTGTATGATTACTCTGTTCCCGTTCAGGGGGTGTGGTTTAGCTTTAAGACTTATAGAGTTTCTCTAGGAGATCTCTTGCTTTATCTACTGTAGAAACATATCCCATCTCTTTAGTAAGGTCAGGATGACCTACATCAAAACCATGATCGATTACTGACTTATAAGTTTCTACTATCTCTGGAGATGAGATCTGTGAGATCGTAATCACCTTAGACATAGGTAAGACATAAGTTTCATCATCAGTTAATTTCATCCAAGGTTCGAACTTATACCCCATGGGTATATTCGTGCCATTGGCACGAATTTCTTTACAAATAACAGGGTTATCAATAACGATTGTTTCTGGTTTTTCTTTGTCAGTATTATCTACAACTACCATTGCCAGGATCTCTTCACCCGACACTAGTTTGATACTAGCGTAAAACTCATCATACGGACTATCAGATTTTGATTGAGATGATGTCATAGTTAAACTTCTCTTCGTTGTAGTACTTGATTCTTTCTACAAGGTGGTTCAGAGTGTAGTTACTTCTAGACCCCTTCTTACAATCATCGGCGATGTCGTAAAGTGTTGCTTTTAATTTATTCTCACTCTTTCGCAAGACCCTACCGATAGATTGTAGAGTACGTATCCTTGACTTGCTTGGTGATGAGAATATTACGTTGTGGAGATTTTTGATATTGATACCGGTGGAGAACGTTCCGAATGACGCAATGATAATAGCGTCTTGTTCTTGCTCGGTAATTTGTCGGACTGTTTCTCGTTCCTCAGTGTCTACGCCACCATGGACAAAGAATACCTTCCTACTGTCTGTATTTATGAGGTCATATAAACCCTCCCCATGTGCGGCAACCCGACTAAACAGGATCAGTGTGTTGCCTTTTAAGTCATGGGCAAGATTCTTAATAAATCTATTCCTCTTCTCGTGACCAATGATAAACTGCACTTCGTCTTCATAAGTTTCGAAGATCTGTGGATCATGTTTCATCAGTAGAACCTTGATATTCAGTTTGGCAAGATACCCTGCCTCCTGTAGGTCCTTAGTGTTGATGATCTTATACGATGGTCCAAACAGACCTTCTAGCACCCACTTGTGAGTCTGTGTACCGTCAAGGGTTCCAGTGAATCCATATCTATACTTCGCATCTGCGAGTTTAGACATGATGCTGATAAGTGATTTAGATTTAAATTGATGTGCCTCGTCCCCGATAATGACATCGAACTGACCAAACCACTTACGGTCCATCTTGTAGATCGACTGCCAGGTACTGATGACAACATCTTTCTTGGCGATTCTCGTCTTGCCCCCATAGATCTTATAGCAATGGTGCTGTGCATTCCAACCATAATCCTCAAAGTCTTTGTACATCTGTTCCACCAGGGATGTGGTGGGAACAACAATCAAGACCTTCCTAGACTGCTCTACGTGGTACCTACAAACGCCGTAGATCATCAGAGACTTACCAGAACCCGTAGGACTGATTAGAAGGCGTCTGTTGCGTCTCAGAGCGTCATAAACACCTTCTACCTGATATTCCCTAGGTTTGAACGATGTGATGCGTTGTAGGTAGTCCTGGACCCCTTCCTGGGATACCATCTCGTTCTCCTCATAAGGGAGACCGTAGAACTTGTTAAATTCAAACTCAAATGTATATCCGTATCGTTGACAAAATACTTGTAGTTTATCAATCAAACCACAGTAAATTTCTTTTTTCTCGATGTTAAACAAACGAATCTTTCCGTCCCAATACCTGCTACGGTACTGAGGCATAAACTTCGCATTGGGAACATCAAACGTAAACTGATCTTGTAGTTCATGCTGAATGTGTGGGTCACACTCAACCGTTAGATAAACCTCATTCTTTTTTCTAATAACCAGATCAGCCATAACCAGCACTAAACCTACGCCATTCGATGGCGTTTTTGATTTGGTAGGTTCTATTGGTAATCTGCTTTAGCACCTCTTCGAGATACTTGAGCATAATGTCGTAATAATCAATTTTGAGTTTTGCCTTCTGCATCCGCTCGTCAGCGTCAAGATACAGTTGTAACTCTGCTTTGTCTCTTACTTTGTAAGGAAACGGTTCGTCGATATAAATCTGTGAATCCGCTTTCCCAGAATAATACTTACGACGTTCCAGTAGAATACCTGAGAACACAGTCTCTGCTTGTTTTTTCAGTGACAGTGTTGTATTATATAGGTCGTAATATTTGGCGTGTAATTGGGGAACCTTTAGCGACTCTGTGTCCAGTTCATCTGGATTGATAACAGAATCGGTTGCCCATAGTTCCTGGATAACTTCCAGAGAAAAACTAGACTTCCTTTCCATCAATGTTCATCAAATCAAACATAGTGTATTTGAACACTGCCGTAGCAGTAAAAAATTGTTGCTCCTGAATCGTAGCATTGAAAGGAATACCTTCCAAAGATACAGGAAATACATCTCTAAATTTAACCTTACCCGAAACCTGAAGACTGCTGTTTAGAATCAACAGCGTAGCATCACAACGGTTGTCGAGTTTAGACTGACCTAGATCTTCTGGGTATCCGAGTTCACGCATCCAGTTGTAGATCTGGTGGTAGTTCTCCATGTTCTCATCGACAATGAAGTCTACCCTTAGATCCTCATACTGGATCTTATCGCCGGGAACAGGAATATCTCTGAGGTAACTTGACTGTCTAGCACTTCCCATAGAAAGACCAGGCAGATTTGCCTTGTTACACAGGAAATCTACCTTACGACATCTATTCAGAACCAGTTGGAATCCACCAATAGAAAGAAAATTTCTATTAGATACTTGATTCAAGTGGCACGGATTGTTAGACATCAGTTTCCCAAGCTGACACTATTTAGTAACGATACTCTTGGATAATATCTAGGAACCTGTTTAACATGGTATGGGCACCATCATGCCATTCACCACCCTTATGCTGGTACGTCCCATCGTACAACATCTTCTTCAGTTTCATTGTACGGTTGAGAATTTCGTCTCGCTCCATTCTGTTCTTAGGCATATGCGTGCGTGATCCCCCAAAATACAAATACAATTATCGGTGACAGTACTAGCAGTGCTTTTAGTAACATGTTACTACATTCACGTATACTATATTATAGCACTGCATAAAAAAAGGACCCCCGATGTGGGGATCCCGTGACATGTGAACCGTGATCACATGAGGTTTTGGACCTTGACGCGACGATAGTAGCGGTTGGAACCAGCGGTGATACGACCAAGACCTTGTGTGGTGCCTTCGGCGTAAGGGTTGGAAACCATGCCGTAGCGGGTCTTGAAGCCAATCTTGGGCTGGAAGGTGTCCTGACCGACGGCACGAACCATCTGGAGAGGAACATAAGGACAGTAGAACAGACCTGCGTCGTAAGGAGAAGAACCCTTATAACCCATGACGTAGTACTGATCGACGCTTAGGTTAGCAGCGAAAGGATCGATGTAGACCTTGAAGCGACCGTTGAGGGTACCAGCGAAGGTGTTGCCAGTGTCGTCAACGGTTAGGTTGGCGCTAAGGGCAGGGGTGTAGTCGAGTTGACCAGCAGCGGCTAGAGCAGAAGCAACATCAGCAGAGCAAAGGATGATGTTGCCCTTCCCGCGACGAGTTTCCTGTGCGATTGCGTTCGCATCTCTTTCGAGTTGGAACATCATACCCTTGAACTTCTCAACCATCCAACGTCCGTTGGAGTCAACGTCGAGGTCAAACGCGCCAGGGGTGGCAGTGTTTGTCTGTGCTCCGGGTCTTGCAACCTTGTAGATTGTACGGATGATCTCGCGGTTGATCTCAGCAAGAATCTCAGTGCTGAGGATGTTAGCGAGTTCAGCCTCGGCGTCTAGACCGTGGATCGCCTTGAGGTCTTGTGCTAGCTCTAGGCTGTACTCAGCCTTGAGTGCTCTGGAGCGAGCAGCAACAGTGACCTTCTCGATGCTGAACGACATCTCGCGGAAGTCGTTGTTAGTAGCATCGCCTAGACGCTCAAGTGCTTGAGCATCGAAACCTTGACCGACGTTGTATTCACGACCAGCACCACCGTTTAGGATGGATGGGTTGGTACCGTTCTGAGCAGTTGTACCGAAACCGACAGAAGAACCGTCATCGGCAATGCCAAGAGCGTAGTCGCCTTGGGATAGGGAAGCGTCGCTGTCCTGAGCGGAGAATGCCGAATCAGGCTCGTTGAAGAATGCTTCGGTTCCGTTCTGGTTGTCGTAACGGGAACGCATCGCGAAGATGAGTCCGGTAGGACCGTTCATTGGTTGAACGCCAGCAAGGTCATAAGCGACCAAGTTGGGCATTGCGCGACGGATGAGGCTGATTAGAACAGGGTCAAAACCAGCAACAGGACCTGCGGAAGCGGCATCGCCACCGAAACCAGGAGCAGCAGCAGTACCACCACCATTACCTAGGGAGGTGGTAGGAGGTGCTTCTGCGAGGAACGCACGGTCCTCTCTTAGAAATCTTTCTTGGTTTTCGAGAAGTTGGGCAGTAACAGCTCTACGGTGCGAGTCCTTGATATTATCAAGACCTTCAGCTTCTAGTAGAGGTGCCCACTTCTTCTGTAGTTGAGAAGAATTGAACATTGGGTTTCCTTAAGGGGAAGTTTTAGTTAATTTAGTTGAACTGGGTTAGAGCACGGAGGTATGCCTCCATTGCTGGAGAATGCTCTTCGCCAACAGGGGCATCTTCAGAGATAACCTCTTGCGATTCTGTTACAGGTTTCTGTGCGAAGTATGCTTCGCGAAGTGTAACGAGCTTTTCGCGGTATTGTTCTTCACTTTCAAACTCAACACCTTCAGCGAGACCCGCTAGCTTTTCCTTTTGGGAAAGAGCAAGACCTTCACATACGTCATCTAGGATGTTGTCAGAAACAGATTCAGAAAGACGCTTGGTTAGAGCGATATTGCTGTCAATCTGTTCGTTGAGCTTGGTTTCCATCTCATCAAGTTTAGAGACCATCGCCTCTAGCACATCGTATTTCTCTTCAGGGAGTTGTACATAATGTTCTTCAAAAAGTCCCTTGAGACCTGTCATAAAGGACTCCGAAAGTTCGCCACGGATACCGCTTTGGACTTGGAGTTCGTTTTCGTTGATCCATTCTTGAGCAACGTACTCAAGATAACCGTCAACGCGCTCAGTAAGTTCAGACTTAATTGCTTCGACTTGCTCTACAAGTGTCTGCTCGTACTGAGCTTCGATTGCTTCTTTAGCAGAAGCGATACGTGTTTTTACAACTGCTTCGAAAACAGTCTTTGCTTTTTCTTGGAACTCATCGGAAAGCTCTTCGCCTTCGAGGAGAGCAGCAACGTCCTCCTCCAGATTGAGTTCTTCTTCTGCTTCGACTTCTTCGTTAGCGCCACGACCATAACCAGAGCTCTTTAGAGCACCGGGTCCGGGCATGGTGTGAGCAGCGTCCGCATTTTTAAAATGAGGATCGCCTTTCTGGGCTAGAGTAGCAGAAGGGGTCTTTAGTTTGTTTGACCCGTCGTCTGGTCTGGAGTTGGTTGGAGTAGGACCGCCGAGGTCTTCGATGGATCCTGCGTCAGGCACATAGTTAGGTGCCTTAGGCATGGGATCGGCAGCCTTAGCACCCTTCGTTACCTGGTTCTCCATCTCATGTAGTTCGTTATTAACGCTCATTTGAAGTTTCCGAGAGTACCTAGAATTGCTAGTATTATTTAGGGTTTAGAGATTTGATAGGAAGTCTGCGAAGAGGCGCAACTTGTTTGCCTCATAGATCTCCCGATCAACCATAGTAGTATTTAGTGCTTTTTTAATCTCTTCGCAACGTTTCTCGCGCAAAACAGACCCTTCCCACACCCATTCTTTACCTTCCATGATGCCATCGACGAAAGCATCTGGGGCAGAGGGATCTGCTACGATGTCCGCAGCAGTGGCAAGCATGAAGTCTTCACCGACATAATTTACACCGTTGCGTGAGGTAATAGAACCCATACCGCGAGAGGAGACACCCAACTTAACCCCGTCTGCTAGAAGGGATTCGGCGATCTTACCCATTGGTGTGGATAGGATTTGTGCCTTGCCGATAAAGTTATTACCTTCCTGACGCAGTTCCACAATTTTATGAGAAACGCGATCAAGGTTGATTGATGGACCATCGGGGTGACCTAGTTCACCTAGAGCACGACCGTTAGAAATAAAGGTATCGGTATAACGCTTTACTTCGTTAACCATAGTCTGGATTGGGTAGCAACGCTTATTGCGGTTGACTACCTCTGCCTGTAGAAATGGTCCCTGAATGTATAGGGTCTTCTTACCGTCTTTCTCTTCGGTAAGAATATTTACTGATTCGATCTCTTCGGAAATTAGTTTCATCCTACTTGTACCTCCTGAACGTAAGCATCACACCCGCTAGAAGACGCAGGATAAAGAACTGGAATTACGGATTTTGCTACGATAGCAGTACCGGTAAATGCTCCGGCACCTGATGCGTCATGCGAAACAGTGATCGTTTGAGTGTACTCGTTAGATCTCTGTGGACTTGAGACTGCGGTTACTTCTTTGTGGACCGCATTGTAATCACCAACGGAAGAACCACTGATAGTTACATAGTCACCAACCTTGATTTTGGTATCAGGGTGGTTGAGTGTTAGAACTGTAGGATTAGCGGCAGTTGCTGCTGTTACCGTTGCGGAAGCGGGATGACCTACACGAAGTAGTTTCTCACCGTTCTGGTTTACATGACATGTAACAAGACCAACACCACCAGAAGTAGTCGTGTTGCATACACCGATGTGACCGCTTTTCTTTTCGTCAGTGACGGAAATAGAAAGGGTGCCAGTCTTGATTACGATGGCGTCCTTAGTTACAGCGGTAGCATTTGCTGATGCAAGATTACCTACATTTTGTACTGGACGGATTGGTTGTGATGCGCTCATTCTTCGGTCTCTTGAGGTTCTGGATCAACTTCAGGTTCTGATTGGGTTTCGGTCTCAGGTTCAGTTTCGAGTTCTGCTTCTACCTCTGGTTCCTCTGGTTGCTCGGGTGCTTCTGGTTTGTCACCAAAAAGACCTGCGGCAACTTCGGGACGCATGGCATCAACTTTTTCGCCTGCTTTAGAATAAAGAACACCTTTGATATAATCAGACACTTCCGAAGGGGAAGCATCGCCAACCATCATATTGATCAGTTCAGCAGAATCCATAATTTACTATAAAGTGATGTATTTATTTATGAGTTAGATCTTTGCTTTTTTAATATCGATACCTGGAGCGTCAGTCGCTGACTCATCAGGCGCAGGATCTTTGGCGGTATTTCCGAGATTTGTGGTAGCACCGTCCATTGCCATTTGACCCTGCATCATCATTTGCTGAGTGTCAAGAGGTACCCCTGTACCCATCGCATTCTCTTCCTCCATTTCAGTTTCCATCTCAAGGATCTCCTCATCCGTTTGGCGAAGGATCTTACGCTTGACATAATCCCTACTATAGTAAGTACCTATGTAGGGTTCAATCTGAACCATGAGGTTGAGACGCTCGTTCATCAACTCTGCTTCTTTGAGTTCGGCAAAGTGATTATCGTACAGATAGTCGAACTGAATATGTTCGGACATCTGGTCCCAATCCTCAGTGGTGACAATGTTTTTGAGGATTAGTTGCGTCTTAAGTAGATCAAGGAACAGAGCAGAAAAACGCTTGCGGAGACGACCCACAAACTTGGAGAACATAAGTTCATCACGAAGGATCTCGCTGCTTCTTCCGAGGTTAAAACCTCCGTCAGCGCCAATACGGGATTCTGGTACATTGAGACTCCTGTAAAGTTTCTTTTGGAAATACTCTACGTCGGTGAGTTCACCTAGGTTCTGCCCACCTGGTAGTGTGGAGATCTCAGTGCCGCGACCGCCTTCACGACGAGGCAGCCAGAAGTCCTCCAACATGGACATAAACTTCTTGTCATCTTTGATTTCGCCAGTGCCAGCATCGTATACAAGTTTGTTACGATAGCGACTCATAACGTCGCGGAGGTATTGCTCTGCCTTTACTTTTGGTAGATTGCCAACGTCAATGTAGAAAATACGACGTTCTGGCGCACGAGACATACGGTAGATAACCAGCGAGTCCTCAATCATGCGGAGCTGGTTAAGTGCTTTGATTGCCTTGTGTAGATAAGACAATCCGATATGCTTGTTACGATCTACAAGACCAGAGGTGACATGACAGATAGCATCTTTGGCGATTTTTACACCTTTTCCGTGTAGACTGCCGTACTTCTGTGCTGTTCCCTGTGGATAATATGTGTAGAATTCTACGACTTCAGCATCCTTTCCTTTGCTAGGATTCTGTAGGTCTGTTCCCATGGGAGCGAGTGCTTTCTTCTCGTCCTTGGGTTTGATACGCATCAATTTGATCTTGAGCGGATCAATATAACGCACTTCTTTTAGACCTTCTTCGGGTTTCTGAAGGTCAATTACTTTGTGATAGAAAATTCTTCCGTCAACATACCAGTTGCGGAAAATTTCATGTGACTTTTTATCAAACTCAAGCATGTCTTTGACATACTTAAACTCGTTACGAATAACCTTCTTCAGACTCGCACTGGTTTGAAGGTTGTCTAGATCAATTTCAACAGGGCTATCGTTAAGATCGGAAACGATAGCCTCATTCACAACATGTTCAACGGCGGTGTCACACTCGGGGTGCAGCGCCATGTTGCGATACTTTTTGATAATGTCAAATTCAGTCTTGAAGACACCTTCGATGTCAACATACTGACCGTAGAAACCAGAAGAAAGGTAGTAATCAGAACCGTCCTCGTCGTTAGGAGTGACAGGACTGACTACACCTTTTGACTTCTGTTCCTCATCATCAATAGAGAATCCAAAAAGTTTCGCCATTACATACGGTCTTTTCGTCTATTTAGGTAATCAGACGATGGCGTCCTGAGCATCCTTATCAAATGCTTCCCAGTACTGGACCTGCATGGTTACCTGGAACTCCTCAATGGTATCAGCAGAATCGTAAGAAAGTTCGATACCACTGATAGCACTTGGCCAACATCCTCTCATTCTGTAAGAACGAAGAACTGGAAGTTGGTTGGCGTTCTGTTCGCCAGGTGTCATTAGATCACCAGCACCACGACCTAGTTGGTGAACAGTCCATTCTGCCTGATAATCGGCAGGGTTAATTGTACCAGAACCATCAGATACTTTGATGATGAAGTTAGACCACTTCTCAAAAGCATCACGGATGTTAAAGTCACCATCGTTCATGACGGTGATTGTCCAAGGATCAAAGCGTCTGTCACCAGCAACTTTGAGTTGGCGTCCACGGAAAGGAACTACAACTTCAGCGATGTTAGAAGAAGGGAGCTGTGCTCCCTTGATCATCATGCGGAACTTAAGATCTTCCTCTACTGTGGAAACAGAGAGTTGGTCTCCGATCGCTGTTGGGAAGTTAAACTCAACTTCGAACAGATTGGGGCGAGCGCCCCCTTGGACTAGACGACTCTTGAAATCGTCGATAGTGCGATCACCGATGGGTGGAATGTTACGGTTTAATGGCATTAGTAGTTACCTCCTGATCAAACTGTGCCGACGACTTCTGAGAAAGATACGCCTGTGCGTGTAGCAACAAACGTTAGACCGACGAAGTTAATCGATCTTGCTGGTTTTACAAAGATGTCCGCTACAAACTCATTGCGGTCAATAACATCTGGGGTGTTGTTGGTATCGTCACAAACAAGTAGGAAGTCCGAGATACCACGCTTTGCCTGAACGTCGCGTAGGAAAGGTTCTACGATGTTCACGAAGTTGGTTCTTGTACCAGCATCGTTAAATTCGAAGAGTTGAGCGTTAGCAGCGTTCTCGATTGCCTTCTCAATGGTGATGAATAGGCGGCGAACGTTGATACGATCAAAGGCGCTTTCGAAAGCAAGACCAGTCTTATCACCGAAGAGGACTGTGCCCGAACCAGGTGATGTAATTACTGGGTTGATTCTGCTGCTGTAGAGTCTGTCTCTTGCGTCCTGACCAGGATTGAAGGCAAGTTTTACAGCGTTTGCTAGAGCACCACGACTGGTACCAGCAGGAGAGAACCATGGGAACTGATTGATATCAGTTCTTACCATTAGACCAGCAATATCGTTGGAAAGTGGTACGTAATTAAAACGTTTGTTAAAGCGATCGTAAGTGTACTGGTAACCACTATCGAAGATAGCGTAGGAGGAAGAACTTAGTGGAGCAAAGAACTCAAGTACGTTCTTAAGTTGAGTTGCTGCGTTAGTTACGCCTACGGTAGCACTTCTGTTT